AACACGCCGCCAGCTGGTAAAAACGGAGCATTAGGTGCCACGGTGATGTTTGATGCGGTGACGGTGGACGCCCCCTGTGCAACGGTCACAACCCACGCCGCTGTATATCCCGTGTCCGGTGCTGGTGTGGTCTGAGTGCCTGTCGTGGCCGCAACCCCTGCTTTCAGTGCAACAACACAGACACCCGACCGCACTGTATTTTGCGCCGTACCGGAATTATTCGGCCCACTATATGCAACAGACGGGTTAGAAGCGTTGTAATAAGGGAGTACGGTTGCCCCCGAATCCACATCACCATATGCCACCTGGATCAGATAATTGATGCTCTGCCCGGCGGTCGTTGGCGCGGTAAGGGTGAAGGCCGTTGAACCCAGTATGATGCCCTGCTTCAGTACGGTGTTTGTGGTGTCCGCCGCAAGAGAAGAGTAGGCGGTACCATCCACGTTCTGAAGGCTGTAAATCTGCCCTTTCGCAACGTTAACGACCATGGATGCAGGCGAAGACGGCGTGCATGCCAGCCCGTGGAGATATGTGTTAGAGCCCATCATAGCAGCGGACAGTTTTGCCAGCCCCATCATGGCGTATTTATTTGTGTTCAACAGATCGGTTTCGAGCGGGATAGCTCCCGGATAGACGATTTGGCGGTCCATTTAATTTTCCATAAAAAAGGCCACCTGCAATGAGGTGGCCGGGTTGGGGATAATTGCCTGATTTAAAATTTTACTGCAGCCGAACCCACACGATCGTGCCTTCCATTTTTACGGCTGCTACGGCTGCGTAGATTTGTGCGTCCGTGACGGTTCCCGTCACCATCTCCTGTGAAACGTACTGGCCGCGCGTTGGAATACTGTAACCAGCTGGCGTGGTCTGGTAGCCCGCAACGTAAGGTATACCCGCGCCCTTTGGACGGTAGGCGATGACAAACGCCTGGTACGGTATCATCACTGAGCCATAGCCTCCCGCCACGCCGTAGCCGATTAAGGGACCGCCATAAGAGCCCGTATCAAGAGGGCGCTGAGGTTCAAATATTTTTGGCGTGTTACCGGTTAACTCCTTCAGGATATCAGTGACCGCCTGCCGCGTTCCCCGCGCCCTCAGCATGTTTATTTTCAGCTGATTACGAAAAAGGTCATCTGACATACCTGCTTGCCGCTGCAGGCTGCTGCCAAAAAAGTCATAGGCAGCCAGGTCCAGCCAGCCGCCGGTCGCCGTCGTTATGCGCGTCTGCAGTCTGGCGTAGATATAAAGTGAATAGCACCATGAAAGCGCTTTTGCAGATGCCGTCAGTACCCCATCAAGCAGGCCGCTGTTGTCACTGAACCATGTCGGCGGTAACAGCCCTTTCAGGCGTGTAAAGATGTCGTTCTGATCACCCGTTGCCATTCAGCTCACCTGTACCGTACCGGCACGAATAACCTGCTGCGGAGATGCGGCGAGGTCTGACGTGCCGGAATTGAGAGTCAGTGATGTGACATTCGTGACCAGGGGACTGGCCGCATAGGCGACTTTTACAAGTTGGGTGTAAGCCAGTAACTGCCCCAGAGACAGGCTGGCAATGTACTGCTGTATGGCAGCCTGAACCATTGCCACTATCGTGCTGTGGTTTGCCGATGGATCCGTGGTAATCGTCAGCGCCACGTTTGCAGTCATAACGGATGGCGGGAAGACGCCAAAGGTAACGGTAAATCCTCTCACCGCCTCAATAGCAGCATAAGCCTGACCAAGGAAGGTACTGGTTGGCGCACCGCTGCCATCGTCGACCACTGCATAAAAGTATCCGGGTTGCGGCGTACCGTTATAGGCGTAATTTTCGGTCAGCGTATACGTGACACCGCTTTGCAAGCTGCTAAGGGCATAGCCTATTGCGGCCTTCGTCGCTTTTGACAGTGAGGCAATCCAGAGGATAAACCTTGCTCGGTAAGCATCATCGCTCTCCGCGTCCTTACCGCTGGAAAAGGTGGTGCTGTTGGTTACCGTATCCACATACTGAATTGAACCGGAGATAACGGTGACCGTACCGGCCTGCGCGTTACCAGCTGCTCCCGCTGTGTTAGCCTGGACCGGAACCACCAGCGAACTGACTCCGACACTAATCACATATCCTGACTGTGCCGTGTTAAAGGCCACGTTAGTCGTATCAGCCACAACTGAGTAAGCCTGGGTACCGTCCGTTGTGGTGACCTGTGAGCCGACAGGCACAAGCGCCTGGCTGGTCGCTGTAAACCGGCTAAACGTGACCTGCCCTACCGCCTGTACCGCAGACAACCTCGGAAAGCTGAAGTCTGCCATCCAGCTGTTGAGATCATCACCTGAACAGGTCGCCGCGCGCGTGGTGACCAGAAGATTCACTATAAGCTGCTGGATCCACATCGCAACGCCCGCGTTAGATTCCGCAATGGACCGCAGGATGCTGCCGATTGCCAAATCCACCAGCCCTGCTGCACGCGCCTGCATGGCGGTAACCTGATCGCTGACCAGGACAGAAAACGATTTGATGTTAAGTGAAGCCACGCGATTACCTCGTTACGTCAAAGCTGAGTGTTTCTGAAATGCCGGAAGTGGCGTCTATGTAGTGAATTGAAACGCTTACGCCCCCGTCAATCAGTGCAAGCGACACCGATGGCGGAGGACTCACCGCGACGGAATCTTCAAGCAGCATCTGTCCGGTGATCAATGCTTTCCACTCTCCCGGATTGACGTTTTCCCCAACCTTTCGGCCAAGCCCGGCCCCGTAGCCAGGGTGAAACACGTAATCCCCGGGATTAGTCATGAGACGTCGCAGAATGCGCTGCTTACCCCGCTCCGAAGCGGATACAGGACGCAGATCGCCAGCGGGTGACGTGCTGAGGTCACCGCCGACGTAGTGATGGATGTCGTACATGATTCACCGCGTCAGGTAAGTTGCTGGTTTGGCTGGCTGGTGTTGCTGCCCTGGCCGTTTTCGTGATGGGTGTGACCGTTATAGGTCGTTCGGATCTGCTGTACAGTTCCGTGAGTGCCGTTGTTGTCGCTGATATCGCCGACGACCTTCAGATTTCCGTCCATGAGAACGTCGCCGCCGGTAAAGTGGTGAGCCGGTGCGTCGTAAGTCATCTTCGTAGCCGAACGGATTAGCACATCCCCGCTGTTGAGAAACTTCAGTACCGATCCTGATACGTGAACAAGCCAGAATTCACCTGACGGAGGCCCCGGACAGCGGTCACTGTCATTGTAAAACTGGCCAGCCGCCATCCCTGCACCCATCAGGCCGGAATCAAACTCGACTTCAACGACAGCCCCTGTTGCCGGTCCGGCAGCCATTCCCCAGCCGTTTCCGGCCCATGGCGTACTGAGGGGGATCCAGCCCGTTTCCTCTCCTGTTGGCTGCAACTGGACCTTCACGGCATAAGATGCCGGATCGTAAGCCGTAATTACGCCCTGTCTCGTCCCGCTGACGCCCGCATTTGTCTGCTGCGCGGTGGCGGCCATTGCATTCAGAAATGCTCTCACTGTGTGACCTCCAGCGCCGGGCTGTGATTCTTTCCGTTAATACTCATCGTGTAGCCGTTTTCCCAGCTCAGGGTTCGCCTCACGCTGTCGCACCAGTAAAGCTGGTCAAAAGGGCTTTCGGTACCCTCAATACGTACACGGGTCTGCGGCGTAAGGAGATTGTCACCTGCTGTGGATCCGGAAAACTTCATCTCATGCTCGACCACCTGCCTGTAGATGGTCTGCGCGAGTGAGTTCGCCGCCTCAGGAGTAAGACCGTTACGGATAATGCGGTAAACCTGTGTTTTCGCCGTGGCGTTACCCGGCGTGGTGCCTTTGGCATATTTCGGATATGAGGCGACAAACTGCTTATTTTTCCGTTTTGCATTCCAGCTCAGCACCTCCACCGTAATACCCTTTGAAATCGTGAGCGCGCGTGAAAATGACAGGTCATCAGAAGTATTGCACTGCGGATATGCCAGGGTGCCGGGAGGCTGCCACCGGATAACGTAGTTATCTGCCTTTTCCGTCTCGGTAATCGGTTCAAAATGCAGATTGTCGCCGTCCACATACACCTGAAAGTTTTCAATGCTGGCAAGCGTGGTAAGCAAATCCCATTCCGTCTGCTCCCCGCTCAGGTGCGCGGAGTCAATCTGATAAAATTCACCGAAGCGCTGCTTTGTCGCCGTGACCACCGGGTTAAGCCCGTGGCGCTGCGCCAGCAGGGTGGCAATCTGCGAACTGGTGTAGTTCTTGAAGCTTTCGCCTGCAGATTTTGCATCAATAAGCAGACCGACAAAATCACGACCATCTGCCGTGATTTCAAAGCGGGCAGGATCGTAATGCCAGTTGTCGATATTGCCGGTAATGAGCCGTTTCTCGTCGGTACCGGACCGGGTGATGACTGAAGCGTACAGTTCAATCCTGACGGTTGTCTGTACAGCCCACCAGTTAAGCAACCGCATATTGTCCGGTAACGCCGATACTGCCAGCGTCAGGTCAAACGTGGATGCGCCACGAAACCGGTTATCCTCAACGCTGAATGATACAAACGGAACCTCAGTACCGTTTAAACGACAACGCCCGCTGATTAGGCGGGCGCTGGATTCCACTATTGGATTATTCACGTCCATGGCTAACTCGTCGGATTAGAGGGAATGGTCAGCGTGTTGATGCCGGTGAGTTGCGGATCGGTCAGACCGTTAGCAGAGGCAATGCTGCTCCACAGGGAAGCATCACCATACTGGTCTGATGCCACCTGATACAGATTGCCCCCAGACAGCGTCACGCTGCGCACACCGTCCGCCGTCTGGCCGGAACTTACGTTTTTATTGAGCCGCCCCAGTACGTTCTGAAGGCTGTAAAGCGCCGGGATGCGTGTGCTCTGGTCCGCCTGACTCAGCAGATTGCTTACCGTCTTTGATATGGGGTTACCCGGTACAAGGCCACCGAGCGAGGTTATATCTTTAGCCGCAGATTCGAGCTGGGAGATTTGCTGTTGTACCATCGTCTGTGCTGCAATAATGGGTCTGACAACCGACTGAACCTGCTCAACGGTCGCGTGCGCAAAGTCAGTAACCTGCTTCACGGCACTCTGCACCGTTGTGACTGCAGCTGTCACCGTTGACACATCAATAACATCAGACAGCCCCAGCGCCTGGCCGATATCACTGTCCAGCAGCCCCTGCAGCGCGCCGGTCAGTGCATCCACTCTCAGCGGAGAGGCGTTACTGGCAACGATCGCCACTTCAATCGTATATGACCTGCGGTAGATGAATTCGTAAACCGGCACAAAACTGGTAATGACAACT